GAATGGTGTACAAGCAAAAGATGCTGTGAATGTATCTCAACTTAATCGTGTAGATGCTAAAGCAGATTTGAATACTGCACATATCAACTTAGTAGAAAATAACGTAAATGCTAATACTGCTAAAATCGCTCGTATTGATGATAAAGTAGATGGATTGCGTACTTCTATGGATACACGCTTTGATAAAGTAGATTCTGATATTGCAAAAGTAGGTGCTAACTCTGCCGCTTTAAGTGCATTGCATCCTCTATCTTTCAATGCTAATGAAAAAGTAGAATATGCCGTAGGTTACGGTAACTATAAGGGTGAAAATGCTGTTGCAGTAGGTGTATTTGCACATCCTAATGAAAACACATTATTCTCCTTAGGTGCTACATTTGGTGGTGGTAGCAACATGGTAAATGCTGGTGCTACATTCCGATTTGGTCATGTTAATAAACAAGTTACAAATGTAAATACTGCTGTAGCTAAAGATGTTCAAGACTTGACTAAGAAATATGAAGCTTTGGCTAAAAAATATGATAATCTTCTAAAACGTCTAGGTATGGGAGATGAATCTGTAGAAGTAAATACAACAGAAGTAGAAAAAGCACAACGATTTGTGGTTAATCGTGTTGATGGTGAAGATAATGACGCTTATAAAACTGAGCGTGTGTCTGTAAACACTCAAAGCGAAGAATTCACATATCGTGATGCTTATGGAACTGAAATGAAATAATATTTCATATAGGGCAAGAGAGCAGATATAGATTATCTGCTCTCTTTTTTTGTTTTTAATTACATAACTTTACAATTATAGGTATTTATGGTATATTCTATGTAAGACTAAATATAGTAATTTTATTGTGAGGTGGTTGCTTTGAATATATCAAATAATCGTAAAGCTATTGTTTGTGATGTTAAATATGTTAAGGATATTTCTACAAGTATGTGTGAGGTATCTGTTGTTGGATTAGATAGATTATTCTTAATACCTAAATGGTGGTTACGTGTATCTAATAAGTTAGTAGTATGTTTAAAAGGGTTTAGATTTAAAGATAAGGCTCTAGGGAGTGAATATCTTGCTATTCCTTATAATATGTTATCTTATATCACTTCTAGTCGTTATGTAGGTAATACAAATGTAATAAATATATTATCTAAAACGACTACATATGATATCATGAAGATATTAAACATGGATTATGTAGCTAATTGCAATACTATAAAGGAGAATAAATGTTAAGTCAGGAATTAAGACCTAGGACATTAGATGATATGGCTGGTCAAGAAGAGGCTAAAAAATTATTAAAAGCAATTATAAAAAACCCTGAAAATGCACCTAAGGTATTATTATTTTGTGGTAGTTTTGGTACTGGTAAATGCGTTGTTGGTGATACTAGGGTACATACAAGTGATGGATATAAAAAAATTGATTCGTTAATAGATACACCAAAGTATGATGAAGAGGGTTTTATGGATATCTCTTCTAATCATTTAAGAGTTGTTGGTAGCGAAGCGACTCATTATTACTATGGTGGTAAGAAGAAAGTAATAGAGATTAGTTCTGGTCGCTTTAAGATTACTGGTACTTATAATCATAGAGTTAGAGTATATGGTGGTCGTAATGGTTTACTGTGGAAAAAGCTAAGTGAAATTACGACAGATGACTATGTTGCTATTCCATTAAATCACGATATCTTATTTAATAATAAATCTAAAACTTATGATTTCATGAAAGATGATATATCTGAAAGAAATAAAGGTTATCTATTAGGCACTTTCTTTTGTAATCTATTAGAAAGTGGATACAAAGGCGATGATTCTTTTGATAGTTTCATTTTCATTCATCATAGTGATGATAATTTTGTAGGTAATTTAAAAGATGAGTATTATAATACTGTGTTGGATAGCAATGTAGAATCCATTAAGGGCATAAATAGATACATGAGAGATTATTTTGGTGGTTCTTGTGATGTCCCTGAATTTGTATTCTCTTCTAATAGAGATTTTATTTGTGGTTTCTTAACACCTATATGTGAGTTTTATCTTAAAGGGTTTTATCAGTTTGGTAATTTTAGTGAAAAAGTAGCAAGGGATTTACAACAGTTATTTTATTTATTGGGTATTATTACAAATATTAAAGTTACGAATGGAGTGCCTAGTTATTTAGACGTTCAAGATGTTCTTAGTCGTCAGAGATTGGTTGATAATTTACTAAGAGATTCCTTTGGTCTTAAATTTATTTTAGGTAGTTCTGTTAATTATAAGAGTATTAAATTAAAAATACCTAATAATAATTACACAAGAAGTGTTGCTAGGAGAATATATCAATTAATTAAAGAAAATCATAACTTAGATACTATGCTTTTATCTCATTTTATGAATATTAGGTGTAATGATTGTAGGTTTATCACTAATCGTAGAACTAAGTCAATTCTTATAGATTCTTATCATAATATAGTAAGTCTTGCTAATGATGTTGGTGTAGACATTAGTAAAGATGAGATGGTACAGAAATTTAATTCTTTATTAGATGATTATATGTTTGTACGAGTTTCTTCTAAAAAGGAATTATACAATAAGTATGATGTGTATGATTTAACTGTAGCTGATACTCATGCTTTTACAGCGAATGGGTTAATTAATCACAACACCACTTCATCACGTATTGTTGGTAGGGAATTAAATAATATTAAAGATGAAAACTATGATTTATTGAATTCACCTTTTTATTATGAATTTGATTCTACTATTGTTGGTAATGTGGAAGAGATACGTAAGTTGCGTGATGTATTTACGGTTTCTTATGGTGATTATTGGAGAGTTGTCGTTCTTGACGAAGTCCATACAGTTTCTTCTTCGGCTCAGGCAGCAATGCTTAAAATGTTTGAAGAGACTAAGGGTAGAACTATTTATATTCTAGCGACTACAGACCCTCAAAAGTTATTACCTACGATTCGTAGTAGAGCATTGGAGATTAATTTCAATGATGTCCCTGTAGAAGCTATAGTAGATAATTTAACAAAGGTATCAGAAGAGAAGAATCTAAATCTTTCAGAAGATATTAAGTTGTTAATAGCTGATAGGTCTGGAGGACATATGCGTAATGCACATATGTTACTTGATAAATATATCTTATTAGGGGAAGAAGATTTCAAGGATAGTATTAAATCTTCTATCACATTATTCTGTGATTACTTAATCGCTACATATAAGAATGATAAGGATACTGTATTGTCTACTATCAATGATTTATTGAGTATTCCTAAAGATAATCTGCAGTCTGATTGGTCTATAGTCATGACTGAAAGTTTAAGGTCATTCTGTGGTTTTGATTGTAGGCATGCTGATATTAAGAGATTAGTAGATACATATGGTAGTGATTTCAATATTATTGCTCAATGTTATATGTCTACATGGGTTAAGAATATGTTTATAGATGTACCGTATACACAAGCTACATTACTGAATATGTATAAGGTAGTACAGGGTGCATTAGAGAAGAAACGTACACAAAGTGGTGTTGGTTCTGTTCAATCTATAGCAAGTAAATATGGTAGACCTGTTAGATAATAAAGTTTAGTAAATTTTTGTAATTAGCACTTGCATATCTTTAATGTATGTGTTAATATATAGTCAAGGGTTAGATATTACATCATAAAGCTTAACCTAACAACAGTAATAATTGAGTGTAAGTCTTTCAAGAACTCCTTATTTCAATATGTAGTATCTAACCATTATTTTTAAATTAAATAATCAATAGTATATAGGCTCAGACAGCAATAATACTTTTAATCTTTCCAGGAAACAAGATACAAAGTGAGTCTAGAAGTACTTGATTATTATTAATATTATATTTTTAAGGCTCATACAGCAATAATTATCTTTTTATGCTTTGAGGAATAAAGAATTGAGTCTTGTGAAAAATATAGTGATAACTTTATATAAATAGAGATATAATTATAAGGCTCAAACAGCAATATTATCTTTTATTATATGTTTGGAAATATGAAGAGTGAGTCTTGTTCATAATTTAATCTCCTTTTAAATTAAAGTAGACGCATACAGCTATTAAAAATCTATGGTTAAAGAGAAGAAATGATGTATATGGTATATTCGTATATCGTATAAAAGAATTCACCTCTTGTACTCTGTGTGGCTACATCACAATTTTATCACAAGAATTTTAATGACTTGCGTCTAGTATATAAAAGTCATTTTTATTTTTGGGTAATCTTAGCATATAATGACATTAGTGATGTAGTTGGGTACAAGAGGTGTTTTTTGTTATGTCTGAAGTAGATATAGAAGAAGTAGAGTATTCTTTAGATGATTTATTGGAGAATACTAAAGTAGGTTTTGAAGATGCTTTAGATAATATAAGCACGTGTATCTTTAAGAAAGATTTTGAAAGTGTATTAAGATTGCCTGAGGGTTTCATTATTGAGGGTTTAACCTATAATGAAATGTATAATAAGTTATTAGGGTATTATTCTTTTCAATTAACTGTCTTAGAAGATGCTTATAACGGTGATAAGGGTTTAAGAAAATTTCTTAAAGAATCACAAAGTCTTTATGAAAAATATTCTAAACTTATTACAGATAGATTATTAGAGGTAGAATTAATTTTACCAAGTTACGTTCATTAATAAAAAGGAGATTTATTATGGATTTCATGACATTACTAGCGAAGAATGAAAAAACAACTACAACTAATGGTGCAATTTCTTATAAAACTTCTGGTAGTGCATTGGTTGATTTAAACAACTCAGTACCTAAGTTACGTAAAAGTGCTATTAATTATTTATCAACAGGGGATTTACGAGAATTAGATGTTATCTATTCTTTGTTTAAAAAATCTGCTCATGAAAGTGTTAATTACACTTTGAAGTGGTTAATGTATCTACGTGATATTAATCAAGGTATGGGTGAGCGTTCTTCTTATCGTTTAATCTTGTTACAGATTGCCAATAATATCCCTGACTTAATTTTCTCTTTACTTAATACTGGTAAACTTGAGAAATTGGGTAGATTTGATGACCTTATCTTTGTATGGGATAAAACAACAAATGATGATTCTAAAAAGGCTATTCTTGCTTATTTAAAAACGCAATTAGGTCAAGACGTAGTGTATCATAAAAATGGTGAAAGTGTTTCTCTTTTGGCTAAATGGATGCCATCTGAAAACACTTCTTCTAGAAAGACTCGTAAACTTGCGACTCGTTTGAGAAAAGCATTAAAGATTTCTACTAAAGATTATCGTAAAATTCTAACTGCTTTACGTAAAAACATTGACGTTGTTGAATGCAAAATGTCTAATAATGCATGGAGTGAGATTGATTATCCTCATGTAACTTCTAAGGCTAACTTGATATATCGTAATGCATTCTTAAAGCATGATGGTGAAAGACGTACAGAATATTTAGAATCATTGTCTAAAGGTGAGACTAAGATTAATGCTAATAAAATGTTCTTGTATGATATCGTGAATAAATATGAAGCACATCGTTATGGGTATAAAGAGGGGGTAGATGCTACTCTAGAGGCATTGTGGGATGCACAAGATGTTCCTAAGTCTTATAATGATATATTAGTTGTACGTGATGGCAGTGGTTCTATGATGTGTAGTGCGTTTGGTACTAATGTGACTGTGTTGGATATTGCTGATTCTTTAACTGTATACACAGCACAACATAATAAATCAGAAGCTTTCAAGAATAAGTTTATTACATTTAGCAGTCGCCCTGAAATTGTTGACTTGAGTGATTGTGATACATTATTTTCTAAGTTAGAAAAATTAGGTGAGTACAATGATTACACTACAACAAATGTTGAAAGTGTATTCAACTTAATTCTAAATACTGCAGTTAAGAATAATCTTAAACAAGAAGAGTTGCCTAGCACAGTTCTTGTTGTATCTGATATGCAATTCAATGGTGCTATGAGGGCAGATTCAGAAGATATTACATTGTTTGAAGGTATTGCTAATAAATTTAAGGCTCATGGGTACTCATTACCTAAGATGGTCTTTTGGAATGTGAGTGAATATAATAATACCATTCCTTTACAAAAGAATGCTAATGGGTTAGTACTTATGAGTGGTTTCTCTAAGAATAACATCGATATGATTTTACAAGATAATCTTGACCCATTGGAAGTCTTAAAGGCTGAGTTAGATGCTAAGTATGGTTTCATTGATTCTATTATTAGCAAGTAGTAATAATTACATATAAATAATATTGAAAAGTGTAGGTATTTAAGTTTAATATCTACACTTTTTATGCTATAATAATTAGTAGTGACATTTTCTATTTAACGGTCTATAGTTTAAAATTTTGGGGTATTTAATTATATGGCTTTACAACTTTATGAAGACGATTTGTTAAATGAAGAGGTGCTTTCTACTAAACTAATAACTTTAGCAGAGATTATTGTTAGAAAGCATTTCTATGCCAGTAGAGAAGATAAAGAAGATTTAGTTTCTATTGGTGTACTAAAAGCTGTGAGAATGATTCATAGTGACAATTTTAGAAGTGATTAAATGTACTATTTATTTATGATTAAGTTCATGGGTAAGTAGCACGTATAGTCCATACATCTAGTGATAGGTGTATGTCGAGTGGTAACACTCGGAGATTCATTGAATTGCTGGAAAGTCCTAAAGTTCAATTAACTACAACGTGATATCTAATAATATGGTATGAGCGTGAATGTGGCGAAAGCAGAAAAAATAATTGAGATGGTATAAGGTGAAATAAAAGC